AAAAATGAGTAATGTGATGAACTATTTTGGCAGCCCGAATCCTCGCGCTGTTCGTATCCCCGTCTACTATGAGGGAACGAACACGATTTATGAGGGGATGCCGGTTTGCTATAACCACGATACCACGACTAACAAGAGTGGTTATAACAGCAGCACGACTGCTGAGGGTTCTCAGAATGAGGGCAAATACTGGTTCGTGGAAGACCCGGCCAGTGGCAATCTAAATTGGTTTGCTGGCGTGGTGGCTCCGGGAAGCCATATCGGAGAAGCCGGTCCTCGCGTTATTGACATCTATATTCCAAATGGCGCAGTGGTTCCGGTACGCGTGAAGTCCAGCGTGACTATCGGCGACGTCTTGGGGCTGGTCGCGGGCCAACAGTACATGCAGACGGCGACTGGTGATGGAGACCCCATGCCATGCGCCATCGTGGATGAGACCTATGACCGGTCCAGCACCGCCGGTGTATTGCTCGCCAAAGTATTTGAGACGGGCAGGCCCATTTGTGGAGTAAATTCGTATTTCACGGTTTCTCGTGGTGCGACGACCGGGTATGAGTATGGTGTCAATATCAATGGCGATGCGTTACTAACTGGCGGGACAGCCAGCAAGAGCTACGTGCTCAACGTATCCGGTGATCGTGAGTCTGGGAATGCCGCTACTGGCGATTCCAATGACGCCTTGCTCAAGATGACTGGTAACAACTACGCTGAAAATGATACCAACTTCATTTTCCGTGGCCTGAATGCGTCCATCAATAACCGTGACGGCGGAATCTTAGGCCGAATCGAGCATTCTCTTGGAGCTCAGGGGAAAAGTGGGGGCACGGTCAATAACATCGTGGGCCTTTCTATCACGGCTGAGAACTACGGCACAGTGAGTGATATGTTTGGCGGCCTGGATGTGCTGTTGAAGAATGAAGGCGCGGTTGCTACCACGGAATACGGTATTCGGGTTCGCAATGAGAATAATAGTATTGCGGACGCAGTTGCAGCTGCCGTGAAGATTACGGACAGTGGAGCGAATACCGGGTTTGATTACTTCTTGGACTGTTATGGTGCATCGGCTCCTGTCGTGGCTGCCATTCGTCTTGGGCAAACCAGCGGTGAAGACATTGTTATCACGTTTGGGGAATTTACCGACGGTACTGACAGTGGTTTCGCACCGGGCTCAATTGGTCTTGACACCACAAATGGCCTGCTATTCTACTGTGATAGTGCAGGGTTGTGGCAACAGGTTGCGGCTGCGTAAGTCTTAGTGTTCCGTCCCCCGTATGTCGGGGGACGGGACTTCTTTCTATTCGTGGAAGGAGAGATTGATGACGAAAGAACAAGCAATGCAGGCATTAGATGAGGTTTGTGCAAAGTTTCAGGGCACGCGGCAGGACCATCTGCTGTTATCCCAAGCTTTGTCCTTAGTTCGTGAACATTTTTGGCCGACAGAGCCGAAAGACGAAACGGATTAAATTGAGTCTCCTTCCGAGGTGAGGGGAACGGATGCCCCCTGCCTTTTTTAAGGGCTTTCCATGAGTGACATGAGATGGACATTCTCGGACTTGTACACTAACGTAGCCGAGTTCCTAGGTCTTGGTTCAAGTCCCACCGGCAGCAACCTGACAATGGTGAAGAACTATACCTATCGTGGGTACATGAAGCTGCTGACTGAAATGAATCCAGCTTTGCGCCGGAGACACCCGTGGAGCTTCCTAAAGAAATCGGCACAGCTAATTACCAGTGACGGTGTGTATAAGTATGGCTTGCCAGAAGATTTTTGGTGTCTGGTTGATCCGGTGAACTTTGATTCGGATGACGGCTATGCGCCGCTTACCAAAGTGTCGAGGGAATATATCAAACGGCTGCGTGCCGCCACGACTTATGAGTCTGTTCCAACACATGTTAGTGTCGGGTCTGGGGACTATAACCCGTCCACAAAACAAGGCGGTGAGATTTGGCTATACCCAACGCCGAACAAGGAATACAAATTCCAGTATGATTACACCTTCATGCCGGAAAAGCCAACATCGGACTCCGATTACTTTGTGGGCGGACCAGAAGTGTCTGAGGGCATTCGGTTATGTGCCCTGGCGGTAGCCGAAGCAGAAGAGGATGAAATTGTAGACGGGCCAATGCAAAGACGGGCGGCTGCATATCTGTTGTCTTTGATGATGGCAGATATGACAGTCGATACTCCGGACACGGTTGGCCCGATGCGTAACGGTAGTGCACAGAGCGTGGAACTCGATAATCGTTATGTGCGATCAATTCGGGACTTACAAACGTGGTATGATGATCTTAGTATCTAAGGAGTAGAAAATGGGTAATGTTAGTGCATACAATATCAACGCTGCTTTGGCCCGGTCCCCGGAGGGTATTGCGTTTGGAAAGGCGGCTCAGCGCGTGAAGGCCGCCGATTTCACGGACGGGGGAAGCACATCCGGTACGCTGACTATGAATCAGCAAATCCCGGCGAAGTCTTTTGTGCTTGGGACCTTTGTGAATGTCATTGAAGCTTTTGACGATGACACGTCCGCTGCTTTGACCGTAGGCAAAACCAGTGGCGGGGATGAGTTTAGTGATGGAACGTCGATTGATGTTTCGTCCGCTGGCGCCGCAGGGGATAGTCCTGAAGACCCGCTTGAGTTCTTGGCTTCCGCGCAGAGCGTCTACTTGCAGCTTACTTCGGCGACTGATTTTTCACTTATCGCGGCGGGCGACGGTGAGATGATTGTGGAAGTCTGGTATCTGACTGCTGATCGTAGTGACTTGACTCGCGGATACCCGGACCGCAATCGTAAAGGCTAAGGAGTAAATCATGGCACAGAATGACGGAAAAAGCATTCAATTGGCTACGTCAAAAGGCGGCGTAGAAGTGTTGACTATCGCCGACAATGTGGCTCAAGGAGCAGATCAGCCGTGCCGACGAGCGTGGATTTACTCTCCGACAGGGAATAGTGAAGCCTATTACAATCATGGCGCCCCCGCCGATGCGGACGATTACCTGTTGTTAGAGGGGGTAGAGATTGAACTTCCCATCTCCAACACCAATCAGATCAACATTTACGGCACGGATGGCAATAAGGTTTATGTACGCTGGTACGGGTAGGGGGTAAGACATGGCACGCAAAGTTTCATTATCCCGGCAGAAGTTTGGTCCGGTTGGTTATTCCGAAACTCCCGATGAGGTCATTACCCCACAAGGAAAAACGCAAACTCCACAAGGGGTGCGTAACTTTCAACGTCGGCGTCGAGAGACTGAATCGGCTCCTGGATATGAATCCCCCGGTCGCTCATGGTCTTTGCCAGACCAGAGTTTGAATTTGGTGGAAAAGATTCAGTGGGATGCCATGAAACAGAGGTTGGCTAGGGACAAGGAAGTCCAAGCCTCCTGGAAGCGGTATCAAGAGCTTACGAAAGGCGGGGAACAATGGGACTATGACTCGTGGTTGTTCTTGAATTATGGAAAAGGCAATCTGGGCGGACAGCGACTTAGCCAATATACGGACAAATTCTAATGAAAATTGAGATTCAACCCCCTGTCAAAGGCATCTTCAAAGGGATTGCGTCGGAGAAACAGACTCCCTTGACTTCGGCGTACATGAACAATGTGCGGCCTTATGATGTTCTGGAAGGGAAGGTGCGGATTGGACAACGCCCTGGCCTGGATAAGTGGGGCGCTGGAACACAAATTGGCTCAGCAGAACAACCAGTAGTGAAAATTCTTTCTGTGTCGAGTGTGGTATGACGGTATTGGCAGAACAGCTTGATGTCACCAATCCCGTATACTATTTTTTTGAAACGGGAAACCCAACTCGAATTGATCGAGTTGCCCAACAGTTCACCCTGAGTGAGGGGGCAACTATCGAGGAGGTCTTTTTTGAGGTAGGTATCACAGGCTCTTTTTCTTTTACTGTCTCTGTTTGTGCGGACGGCTCAGTGCCAGGGGCTGCCCTACACTCTACTACATCTATGGCCACCACAATTACTGGACTTTCATGGTCTGTAGATGCAGGGACGTATTGGCTTGTGATTCAAATAACTTCTGGGGCCACTACCATACGGACCTCATCGGGTGTTTTTTATAGTCATGCGAAGTATACTTATTATGGTGGTGGGGCGTGGGGAGAATTGCCATCTAGTCTCTACTTTCAAATACTGGGCTCTATTACCGCAGAAAAGGCCACGAACCCAACACCCTCTGACGGCGCCTATGGGGTTTCTCTGAATCTGCCATATTTGGTGTGGGAGCATCCCTCTGATTCGGTAACTTTTGATGTGTACTTCAAGCAGGCTTCGGGCGAAGAGTACGGGTTCTTTGAGAAAGTGGCGGATGGAATATCAGATAAGTTTATATATCTTCCCGACGTAATAGACTATAAGAATGTTTTCCCCTCTAGTGGAAAGATTGCCCCGCTCGATTATGGAGAACAACATGGGGCAGGAGAGGGTTATTATTGGCGGGTAGATGTTCGCTATTCAGAGGAGAACATAGTGCAGGGGGACATCTGGTCCTTCAGCACCCTAGCGCTACAGCCCCCATTACCGGATGGGATGGAGTATGATAAGGACACAAAAGAGTTAGTGGAATCGACTTCTGGACTCACTGGCAGAAATGCCATGACAACATTACGTCGCTTAGTGGCGTTTGCAAAGAACTCTGTTTTTTACGAGACCTAACATGAGCTTAGCAAATTATGGCGAAAATACGATTTTGGATGATTTCTTCACGATCTTCGGAGCCACACTTTATGTAGGACTTTCAACCGCTGATCCTGGGGATGATGCTGCCACTTTAGCGGAACCCTCTGGAAATGGGTATGCCAGAAAGTCTACCACCAATTCCGATTGGGGGGCCGCGAGTGGGGGCAGTCGAGCAAACTCAGCCGCCATAACGTTTGACGCGGCGACCGGAAGTTGGGGGACTGTTACCCATGTCTGTATTTTTGACGCGGTATCAGGAGGAAACCTGATAGCATCAGGTGCATTGACGGCTTCTCAAGCTATTTCGACGGATCAAATCGCCCGGTTTGATGTTGGAGACTTGACTCTCAGTCTTGACTAATGGCATTACAAGAATCATATACCGCTACTCCGACTACGTGGTCGGACTTCACTACTACGGTTTGGCGATTCCAAACCTGGACGGCGGGGTCTAGCTATAGCCTTGGATCAGTCCGAGTCCGGCTGTGGCGACAGTATGCAGGCGGTTATCCCGGAACTTTGACCCTTAGCATCCGGGCTACTAGTGGAAACCTGCCTACTGGACCGGACTTAGCGACCGCCACGTATGACGGCGATACTGTAACCACTACTTCTGGGGGTGAGTGGATAACCTTCACCCTGGACACACCGTTAGATGTTACGGCTTCCACAGTATATGCAATTTGTCTCCGGTCCTCCACCCCTTCAAATGGTTATATTCTGTGGGGCTCCCTATCTTCCGGGACATATTCTGGCGGTCGGGCGGGGTATTCTACGAACAGTGGTAGTTCCTGGACGGGACAAGATAGTTATGACCGAAACTTTGAAACCTACGATGCTGCCGAGAACGTCGATCTTGTTGGTGATGTATCCAGCACTGGCAGTGTTTCTGGAACATTGTCTTTACAGACCATCTTAGGATTAGCGGGGGCCATATCCGGTACTGGTTCTTTTAGTGGGGGACTTTCCGTTTATGATCTGATCTCACTGGCGGGAACCGTGACTGGAACCGGTAGTTTGGCTGGTGACGCTACCCTATCGGCAAACTGGCAAACCGACAATTTCAAAACCACGAAACATCTTGTGGCAATCGGAAACGATGAAGTATGGAGTGAATCCGTGGCTGGAACAATGACACAAGTAGCTGATAGCGTTGGCGATATTAATACCTCGGACATGCTGTCGGCGTGTGAAGCATATCAAAAAGTGTTCATCGCAAACGGTTCCAACAAGAAAGTCTTGGACTTTGCAAATGACAAGCTGACGTATAGTTCTGCACTGACAACCCCACCACTGAAAGGTGACACGCTGACTCAGGCCACATCTGGGGCTGCAATGTTGGTGGATTCGGTATCGGCAGATAAGAAAACAATCTATGGATACAGGACTACGGATGCGGTATTTGATACTACAAATACTGTCTCATCCGATGACGCTGGCGGTGACACTATGGCCCCTGCTACCTGGATTCCCACCACGGCCACGTCCAGATCATCAGGGCCGTTCTGGTATACATGGACTAAGCATCCGTCTAAGACCACCGCGTTACCTGACAAGGTGTATCTTGTGGCACGGTATCGTGGTCGAGTGGTGTTAGCCGCCAATCCTAATGATCCGCACCAATGGTACATGAGCCGACAGACTGATCCCTTTGATTTTGACTATGCGTCCGGAGACGCTCAATCCGCCGTCGCCGGAACTAATGCGGATGCAGGAAAGATTGGTGACGTGATTCGTTCATTGGTCCCCTATCACGACGATTACCTGTTCTTCGGATGTGCGAATTCGATCTGGCTCCTGGATGGAGACCCGGCTGCGGGAGGAACATTACAGCCCCTGAGCGATACCGAGGGAATGCACGGGGCCGATAGTTGGTGTTTTGATTCGGTTGGCAATCTGTGGTTTTGGGGCACAAGCGGAATTTGCATGATACCCCCAGGACCCGGTAAGCCAATTAGCATGACAGCCGTAAGTTTGCCACACCTATTGGCCGATGAAAGCCTGGACCCTTCGGCGTACCGCATTGCGTTCGGGTATGATAAGAAACGGGCTGGAATTTTCATTACCATCACAAAACTGTCGGACGGGACCAACTCCTGTTATTGGTATGATCTTCGGACGGAAGGGCTGTTCCCTGAAAGTTACCCGGAACAGTGTGGTCCGTACAGCGCCTTCTACTACAACTCTAATGATGATGGGTATGCCGACCTGTTAGTTGGATGCCGCGACGGGTATATCAGAAAGTGGTCTGATTCGGCGAAAGATGACGACATTGGGCTGACCGATCAGGCAATAGATAGCTATGCTTTGATGCCAGTCACTTTCTTGGGCGGGGAAGCAGATAGATATGGCCGAGTCAACAGCATGACTATGATTTTGGCAGGCGGCGAATCTGGTGGCGAGTTCAGCGATTCGGATACCATTAATTGGGAATTCCACATTGGCGAGGGCGCAGAAGAGGTCATTGAAAAAGTAATGGACGGGGAGACGGCGTTAGCCAGCGGGAGTTTTTCAACGATAGGCAGGAATAATCGAGTCCGTACCAGGGCTCGTGGGGCATACTTGGGAGTCAAGTTATATAATAGCACGGCGTCCGAAACCTGGGTATTGGAGCGTTTGGA